TAGGGTCTTAACACAATTAGGACAAATCTTTAGCTTACCTTGGTCCAAAAGCGTTTGAACTCTTGCAATTCCGGGCAATACATCTTTTTTACCCTTAATCGTTGCAATGTCGTAAATGTAGGCGAGGTCGCCTGCAAATTGAGCAGCAGCGCTATCTATAAAAACTGCATCAATACCCCATTTCAAAATCATTTCAGACATACGAGCAGCATGTTCTGCAGTTGTCGCTTCAGCTTCTAGGTACTCGTCTACAATGTAAAACGTTTCTTCAGACGGCTTGTAAGCAATTACTATAAATGCTAGAGGGTCTTTGTACCCAGGATCTAAGCCAGCAAAGTATTCGCAGTAATCTTCAGCTACGAATTCTACTATGTCTTCAGTTTTAACTTCAAAGATTTGACCCTCGTAAGTGTTGAAGTTAGCCATGTATTCTTGTTCGAAGAACGCTTTACTCATACTAGCGCGTGCCGAAGCGACGTCAGCAGCAGACATTCTAGGATTCTCAGTATAGTCAGCTTTTATGCTACACCAGTCAGGGTACTCATCACTATACCCTCTATTAAAGAACTTACTAAACCAGTTATTCTTACCACGAGGTGTACTAATAAAGATCGCTTTAGATCCAGGTCTATCTAGTGTAGGACGCAATGACACTTGGAATGCTTCTTCTCCATCAGCTCCAAGTGCAGCTTCATCAAAAATTATAAGATTATAGCTGCGACCAACGCAAGAATCAACAGTAGATAAGCTTCCCATTCGTACACTACTACCATTCGATAATTCAATTACTTTATCCTTTAAGTTATCACGACTAACTTCTAAATCAAAGCTAGCGATAAGTTTGCGCTGTAGTTCAAAACTGATAGAGCTCAAAGTATAATTAGGAGACATTATTAGCACATGACAATCAGGTACTAGCTCAACTAGCTGAGCTATAATATTTGATATGTAAGTTTTACCTAATCGTCTTGAAAGAGCTGCGCAAATAAATCTGAACCTAGGGTCGTTGACAGCATTAATCAAAGCAATCTGAGGTCTATTAGTCTGATCCCAAGCCGTTGATTTCTCATAGGTATTAGGGTCAGTAACTGGTAACAGTTTTAAATAAGGTACGATAGGTAGCTTAATGAATCTAGTACTAAGAGGGTATTCTGTTACGGAACTAACCTCAATCCCGCTTCTACTTACCTCGAGCATATAATATTGTGGGATTCATAATCCTCACCCCATATATTACCAACATAGCCAGCATAGTTATTAGCTCTATAAAGCTTGGGTCTATGTTCTTCTATCTTGTAACCTAATTTTAGTATAAACTCTCGCAGCTTAACACTAAGAGCAGGTCTATCATCTTCAATATACATTATAGGTTTGCAAGAGCTAATTAAGTCAGCACCTCCGCGAAGTACTTCTAGCTCATGACCCTCAACATCTATCTTAATAAAGTCTACTGAAGTATAAAGTGAGTCTAATGTCTTACACTCTACACTAATAGTTCCTAGTTCACTACGTTGACCTAAGCCTAAAGCTCCATAGTTACCCTTTGATCCATACCTAATCCTAGGCATAGTGGCAACTCCACATTTACTACTAAGAGCCACATTACTACAATACGCTTTATCAAAAGCTAAAGTATTCTTCTTAAGTAGCTCAAATAGGGCCGGTTGAGGTTCGAAAGCATCAACAGTGCAGCCAGCACTTAGCATAGCCATAGACATAAAGCCAACATTGGCTCCTATGTCTAGACACCGGCCACCATTCGCTAGAGAAACAATTTTGGAAGCCTCATCACCACCCCACTCACCATAGTGGTACAAGGATCGCCCAATAAATGTATCCTTGCCATAAAATGTACAATCACCGTACAGTGTCTTTACTGTTTTCAAGTAGAACCTTTACAATATCAAATGTATCTTCCCAATTACCGGGATTACGTATCACGCGAACAGAATCATACCAAACATTATCAAATCCCATCGAAGAAGTACCCCATCTAAAATCACTATCTCGTGTAGGCATTAAAACCCAGCAAGGCATACCCATACTACCACATAAATGGCTAATACTAGTATCTACAGTAATTACTAGATCAAGTTTAGACAACTCGCGTACAGTATCCGCCCAGCTACCACTATCTAAGCTTATGAAACCTCTTGTATTAGCTTCGGCAGGGTTAAGAGTATATAGGTTCCCGTACTTACTAAGCTGGAGAAATCTACCACTAGTAGTGGAACGATGCTCATTGTTACCAAAGCTAGAACTCCCACTCCAAGTAACGCCGATATCGAGTATGCCATTTGGTGTTTTCTTAACATATTTATGTTTTAACCATTCTCCACTAGGGATGTAGTCTAGTAACTTACCTAAACTACACATGGGTACACCATAAGCAGCATCGGTTTCGGTAGGATCTTCACAAGTTAAATACTTGTCATATAAACTATTTAGTCTAGGATTACATTGTACCCATATCTTATCTGCGTATTGTTCTAGTACAGATAAGTATCTGGCAAACATGATCTGGTCTCCCATACCTTGTTCGGCTAGTACGCAAATAGAGTCAACTTTATCTAAAAAGTTCCAGTCTATTAGCAGTTTCTTAGACTTAAGCTTTACTCCTCCCGGTCTCATGAACCTAGAATCGAATAACTTATAAGCATCTTGTAATTTTATATTTGGATTTTTACTACAATACTGCCTAAGGAATACATTACTTAGATTCCATTTGGCGTCATGGTAGTAGGGGTCTATAGCTAAAGCTTCTTTATAGAATTTAGCTGCTACCTCATCTTGTTCGTGAGTGTAGGCTATCAGACCTAGATTATTTAGTGCTAGTGTGTAAGCTGGTATGAATGTGTTGTCTGTGAACGGGACTAGAGGATTATTGGCTAGGAGAAAATTCTCGACTGCTTTATCATATTCACCCATTGCTCTGTATGCTGTGCCTAGGTTCAAGTAAATTTCTTTATACTTATTCTCTTTTTCTAGGCGTCTAAAAAGAGCTGCTGCTTTCTCGTATTTATTATTATTGAGATAAGACAGTGCTTTATTGAAATCATGCATCTTTGCTGCTATTCATAAGTTGTTGGATTAAATTACCATATTTAGTACCATCCGAGAAGCCCTCATTGATCTGTACGTTTACTTGGTTCTTGATGCTAGTTTGCTCTAACTTTTTAAGTTCTATCTGTTTAGACAGTTCTTCCATAGTCATCTTGTGGCTTAAAGCTAGGAGTTCTGCAATATCTTTAGTACTACCCATATCAGACTCTTCGAGCTCTTGGAACTTCTTTTTGATTATAGCGTCCATTGCAGCACGCATTTTAAATCTATTGTTGAAGCCAACATTGAAGAACACGTGGTCTACATAGGACGCTACTTCGCGTTTGTTTAGGATCTGGGTCACTAGTTCGGTTGGGATATCTAGTTCGTCAGCTACTTTTTTAACGTCTTGTAGTTGTAAATAGCAATTAGCTACTTCTAGTGCTTCTGGACTAATATCAATAGTCTCGGCTGGACTTTTTACTGGAAGGTTCATTATGGGTAGAGATTATGTTAAGTTCTAATATTATATCCTGTGCGATGAAATTATGCAAGTGTGAATTTTTTGAGTGTGTAGATTTGGTGCAGTTTAGGGGGATTGTAACGTATGTAACAGTTTAGGGTCAGAATGGCACTCGATGACTTTTTGGTTTGTTTAGTGCAGGTTGCAATTATGTAACAGTTTAGGGTCAGAATGGCACCCGATGACTTTTCGAAAATGTTAGTGGAGTTTACGTGTGGGTGGGTGTAAGTGTAACAAATGTAACATTAGTCTCGGAACCGCCCCAGTATATCATAGTCTTCGGCTTAGGGTCAAGAGGGGGTTGTAACAGTTTGTAACAGAACGTAGATGTAACAGATTGTAACAGTGATTGACGCCTGGACGCTATGCACGCATAATAGATTCATCGGATCAACAAACGGAGTAAACGAAATGAACCACCTCGCAGACACGAACCTCCCGCTTGACGCACGCGTGGCCACTAGCAACCTCGCTCTTATGTATGCTAATGCTGTGATTGAGTTCCACCGTTGCAAGGCTATCGACCTGGTGGAAGCATCCGACGAAACTTATAAGGCATACGAAGTTGCCTCCGATAATATGCATAGTCTTCGTTGTGCGGTTGACGCTGCATGTGCTAGCTTGGTTGCACACTTCCCAGGTTAATACGAGATAGCCCTACAATCTGTAGGGCTATTGGCGCCTAAATTATACCACAGAAAAACCCACCGCGTCAAGAAAAAAGGTGTAACAACCTGTAACACGTAGGGTTATTGTTGACCTGGTGCGCACAATGTGCTACGCACACGAAATGTGTAACAGATGTAACAGGGGCTTGTGCTACCTGGGCGAACCTGTTATTATTCTTTTACTGGATCAGCAAACGGAGCAAACGAAATGGCCTCTCCCTTCAAGCTTAACCGCAACATGACGCAAGAACAATTCGACGACCTGGGCGTGATGGCCGTCGTTGCGAATGGTAACGTGTGGGGCGTGCCTGCTGAATTCAGCGTCACCACTGCTCTGGCTAAGAAATTTTTTATGGATGTTGGCATCGCGCAGATGGATGGTACACTGTCCGCATACGTGCCGAATCGTCCGTTCGTTACTGACGTTCGCAAGGTGGCGACCATGATTGCCGAAACTCTGGGCGATTACAGCGTCATCCGCAATCGTCTGCCTATGTCCTTCTAATCCGACTCTTTCACTAGGAGATATCATGAACCTCGCTCAAATCAACGCTATCCGTGCTAACGCTGGCCTTCCTGCTCTGCAGGGCGACCCGCGCAAGGCGGACAAGCGCAAGGCGTTGGAAGCTAATCGCGCGGCACGCGCGCAGGCTTCGCGCGATCTCAAGAGCAAGCGCAGCAGCGGTAAGGGGAAGTAAAGCATGAATCCGCTTTATCAAGTTTCTAGCCCGCTGCAGATTCTTCCTGCATACGGTAGTCGTTACCTTAATTCTGACGATATGATGATGGCATGGAATTCGGGTAAGGATTTCAAGATTTGGAATGGTCCTTACTGTAGCGTGCGGGACCTGCCTGCATTACGAAAGGAAAGCGACAGAATCTATATTATGTCTCCTTTGGATGATATTTGTGTGCGGTTGAATTTAGGAGCTGAGGAATGAAATTCGGTATGTTGTTTCAACCAGGCGGCGCATGGATTGGCGTGCATTACAGTCCTTATTGCCGCCGATACTGCATCAACCTGATTCCCTGCATTACCTTTTGGGTAACGAAACCAGGCGGTAAGATTCCACACGAAACCCGATAACAATAACCCAGCATTTTGCTGGGTTATTGGCGCCAAAATTATACCACATAATTTTGGTCCGAGTCAAGAAAAAAGTTGTAACAACCTGTAACGGCCGGGGTTGTAAGGTTCATGTAAGCATTGCGTGCTAAGCCTGGGCCAGGTGTAACAGATGTAACAGGGGCTTGTGTTGCCTGGGCGATTCGATTACACTAGATTCTAGGTTGATAGGAGATAGCGTAATGAGCAGAGAACACCTGGCCCGCAATTTGCGATTCATGCTTGTGCGTCGCAACATGAAAAATGTTGCCCTGCGCGTTGTCACCCGTGCTACAATCCTGTCCACCATTAGGAGAATGCGCAATGTCTGAAATCATTACGGAATTCGATGGCCTGACAGTTATCGAAACAATCGAGGATGATCTGGCCTATTTTCTGTCGGACGAAATCAATATCCTTAACACTAGCGAGGAATGAAATGAAATGAAATTCAATTTTAATAGTTTCTGGGAAATTTTGGGCGGTTTGTTTGTGCTGTGTATACTCCTTTTTATCCTAGGTTCTTTTCTCATGGTAATACACTGGATTTTAACCCGTCTCGATATATTTTATCCGGTTCTAATTGGATTTTCCAGTATGGTGACTATTGCTGCTATATTGGAATTGGCAAGATCTAACTGGCTGAAAGAATGATTGACGCAATAGGTTGGCTAGGTGCTTTCCTTTTCTCGGCCTGCGGTTTACCGCAGGCCGTTAAATGTGCAAAGGACGGGCATTCTAGAGGGTTATCGTGGGCCTTTTTGGGTATGTGGGCCGGCGGTGAGATTCTCACCATTGTTTACGTTATGGCAACCACTAAGGATATTATCCTGCTGGCTAACTATTTCGTGAATATGGTTTTTCTTGTTGTTATGTTGCGATATAAAATCGCGGAGCGTAGATAATGCACGATTCTCACGTGAAACTATATTACGAATGGAAACTCTGTTCGTATCGTGGGTTGAATAGGTGGAAACAAGCATGTAGTTACTGCGATTATATCGCCAGGTGTATGTAGTTAGTACCCGACTGTTTTGGTCGGGTATTTTGCGCCAATTTTACCACGTAAAATTGGGCCGCGTCAAGAAAAAGAGTGTAACAACCTGTAACAGCGGGGGTTGTAAGGTTCATGTAAGCATCACATGCTAGGACCTGGTGAAGATGTAATAATGTGTAACGGTGCTTGTGCTGCCTGGGCGATAGGTCTATACTCTGTTCTGTCGGTTGAGTAGGAGTTAACTAAATGCTTCTCTTTGAGTCAAGTCAGGAATTCTGGCGCGGGTTTGTCGCGTCGAATAGGCAGAATGATATTGATATGTCTATCATGGTTTGTTGGAAAACCTATTGCATGGGGAGTGAACTGTGATCCAAGGTAATCATATTATGCAATATGCAGATACCGTGTATGACGATTATATGCGGTTGCAAGATGAGGAAATTCGAGAGTTGCAGGACCAGATGAACGTCAATACCTGCGACGATAATTTCGACACTTGGCTGAATTCTGGCGAAGTCGAGTATACGGAAACCATCGACGAGGACGAATTCTTCGCTCGATACTGCGATGATGTGGAAGATTTTTGAAGTAACTCTAGAGGGCGGACATACTAGAATACTGTTCGCCCGATCTAGAAAAGAGTGCCGGGCTAAATACCCAGATGCGGTTTGTGTTTGTCATGTTGTTATCATTTAACTAGGAGTTTATACTATGGGTTTCGGTCGTGAATTTGAGCATGCGATGGCTAATCATATTGCCGAGGGTGGCGATTTTGCGTGGAATGCCGAGCGTGGCACTACCA